CTTGGATCATCTACTGTTCCAAATTCATATGCTTTATCATATGCTTTACGTGCATTAAATCTTAAATTACCAGCTAACTCATCTGCAGTGTCAAAATAATTTTTATCTGTTATATCATCTTGAATTTTTCTTATTATTCTTTCACCTTGATTACCTTTTTGAGTTAATAAAATATCAGCTAATTCATCTCCTGCTTCTCCTCCTTTATTAACTATAACTTCACTTAATGCTCTAGTTCCTTGATTTGCTGTACCTATTGTTACAGGTACATTTAGCTCTATACCTTTTGCCACTTCATCTACTACATCTTGAGGAGTACCACCATTTTGTATTATAGCTTCGTATAATCTTTTAAATGCTGCTTCATCTAAAAACTGAGCATTGTTACCCAATCTTTCTTTTAAAAAATTATAAGTTCCTTTTACACCTCTAATACCTCCTGGTATAATTAAACCTAATGTTCCTCCAAAAACACCGCCTATAGTACCACCAACACCTCTGTCACCTTGATCAGCAGTTCCTGCTCCAGTTACTACTCCTGTTGGCACGCCTACAGCAACTCCTCTACCGAAAGGATTTTGTAAAAATCTATTATTCTTAACCAAATTTGCTATTTTTGCTAAATTACCTGCTGTTCTTACACCGCCTGCTGCTGCCAAAGGTGCTGTTGTTCCACCACTAAAAGGAGTAGCTACCATTGCTGCTACTGTAGGTGCAAATCCTCCTGCAAGTTCACCAATTAAAGCTGTTCCAGGATTTTCATCATAAAATCTATCATAGCTTTCTTGTATCATAGCTAATTCTTCTTCATAAGTTTCTGGTCCTCTTAATGATCTTAATTTAGCTTCAATTTCATCTCCCCAACCCATGGCTAAACCTTGACCAAGAGTAGCCCTAGCTAAATTACCAAAATAATTATCCGTCATTATTTAGTCCTCCTAAAGTATGTACCAGATTTAATGTCATCTCTTTTATTTTCAGATTTCTTTAATACAGATTCCATAGCTGTTAATGCATTTTCTAAAATTTGTCTACGAGCGTCTATACCTTTACTTTCAATACCTTGTATTTTTAAGATAGCTTCTCTTTCACCATCAGAAATGTTACCGCCAAAGGTCGCTTTTAATTGAGTTAAACCTGCTTTAGCTAATAAATTTTCTAATTCTTCTGATGCTTTATATTTAGGATCATTCGGATCTAATAAACCTTTAGCTTTCTCCATCCACACTTGATAGAAATTACCAGTAAATGCTAGATCATTTAACTCTAAAGCTCTTCTTAAATCTGTAACTGCTTTATCTGCTGCTTGTAGCTTAAGATCGTTTTTCTCTAATGCGCTTATTTCAGGATTAGTTAATGTATTTGCTTTTTGTTCTAATATTTTTATTTCTAAATCTCTTGTTTTCTGTTGGTTATCATAATACAATTTTATAAATGTGTTATAATCCTCACTACCTCTTTCATATCCCATGTCCGCAGCAAGTTTAGCTGCTTCACTTTTAGGTTTATTAGCATCATATTCTCTTTCATCTTGTAATACTTTAAGATCATATGCTCTTTCATCTTGTAATTTGAAATACTCTTCTTCAGATTCAAAAATCATTTTTACATAATCATTCATAGTTTCTTTTTCATATTGAGATAACTCTTTAACACCTGCTAATCTATCTTTTAATATATCTACACCGTATTGGAGACCTTGAAGTTTTAAAGCATCTCCTTCTTGAGCAGCTTCTCTTGTTTCTTTTTTAATATTTCCTAACTCTTTACCAGCTAAAGCTAAATTCTCCATAAAATGACCACTTTGAGTAGGAGTTCCAAATGCTGATGCTAACCTAAAATATTTTTCAGCATCACTAGGACCTCTTGATTGAGTGTTAGCCATAGTATTAATCATTTCCATAAATGCAGTTTGTGAGTCACCTAATTGAGTGCTTAAGTTAGCTATTTCTGCATCATAAGATGTAGGTTGATTTAACATACTTCTGAGTTCTTCAAACCTAGTAGTTCTAGCAGCAGGTTCCATATTTTCACTAACTAGACTATCTAGATCAGTAGATTCTTCAATAACATCTATATCTACCTCCTCTACATCTCCTCCTTCTTGAAAAGGAATCCTTGCTCTTATTCCATATATATCTTCGTCACCGAAATTTTGAGCATACAAATTTAAATAAGGATTAGGGTCATATTGTAAACCTAGACCACCAAATTTATCTATTGTTGCTCTTACATTATCTCTTCCTAACCTCAAAGCATCAATACTGTTATCACCGACATCTACATCAAAATCAAAACCATAATTTCTTCTTGAAGGACTATATGAGTTTGTATAGCGACCTTCTCCCAAAGTATACCATTCATCTCCTGATTTAGGTCTTGTTCCTGTTACAGTTATTTCGTCTATTGATCCTCCTTCTTGAAAACCATAATTTTTAAGAACTGCATCTACATTAGGATTAGCTCTTCTTGCTTGCCTAAGTAAAAGTTTATCACCAAAACTCATATTAGCGAGTAGAGCATTTTGAGCTAAAGGACCTAATACTGGAACACTAGCTAAACCTCTTGCTGCTGCTCCTGTAATATCATAAAGTTTCTTTGCTCCTCCGTATAATGCATTTTTCATTTCATCAAATGTTTGACCTTGATATCTAACATCTCCTGGAGCTAAATCAGATGCTTTTATTTCTATATTTTCTACATCTAATTCTATTGGATCAAGAACATTAGGTTCAAAAGCCATAACTGGTTCGTTACTACCTGCATAAACATTACCTGGTATATTCATCATAGCTTGAGAATAATATTCATCTCCTGTTGTAGGTCTAATTCCTCTTACAGTTATATTGTCAATTCCTGCAGGTCCTCCTGCATTATACCCACCGTATGCTTGAGTAAAATCAAAATTAGTATAATCAATTAGATCATTACCAACCCCACCTATAATGCTATCATTTCCAGCACCGCCAGTTATAGTTTCACTTGAATCAACAGTGTCACTTGAATCAACAGTTACATTATTTATACCCATACTGTCAGTATTCCATATTAAATTTCCATCATCATCCCATTTATATCCCATACCAGCTGTTAGTCCTGGCACATTACTGAAATTTAACCCTAAAGTATTTCCTCCTGTTATACCGCTCAAGTCAAAGCCCGGAGGAAGAGTTATAATATCATTACCTCCACCGCCAACAATTGTGTCGCCATCACCGTCATCATTAATCACTTCTTCATAAATAGGGTTAGTTAAAATATCATCATAATAACTACCTGTTAATTCCATATTACTAAAAGCATCTTCATTTATAGAATAACCACCAGTAGGAACTTGATAAACTTCACCAGTAACAGGGTTAGTTATAAATTCAAAAGCCTGTGTAACAATTGCTCCTGGTGGAGGTGGTTTAATCCAATCAGGAAGGTCAAGACCAGGACCTCCTCCAATCATTTTATCTTTAGTGCGTAAAGGAGGTTTAGAAGTATCAAACTGAGTTTGAGAATACATAGGAGTTCCTAACACTCTTTTATCATATTCTTTACTATAAGTATCATATGCTGCTTTATCTTTTTCAGTTTTTCCTAAGTATGGTGCTTTACTTGCCGTGCTTACACCATATTGTTTCATTAATCTATTTAAATTTGCACCCATGATATTCTCCTATGATGTTAATCCTTTATAAGTAGCTAAACCAGTGGCAACTTGTGATAGCGGTGAAGGACTATAAGTACCTCCTGTAGTAGATTGAGCAGTTGTTTGCTGCTGCGGAAGAATAGGAGCTAAACCTCTTACTTGAGAACTTAACCAATCCATCTGTCTTTGCGGATATAACTGCGCATCTAAATACTCTTTTTCTGCCGCAGAAAGTTGAGTTTGAAGTTGTCTTTGTTGTGCTTGTCCTGCTGCTTCCAATGCTGCTAAATCTGTATACGCCATACTTTGCTCTTGCGCTGCTAAGTTTGCTAAGGATCCTAAAGCATCCATTTGTCTTCTCATATCTGCTGCTTCTGCTTGCTGTGCAGTTGATGCTGCTTCTAAACCGAACTGCTGTTGCTGTGCTCCAGCTTGAGTTCTTGTTTGTCCTAAGTTAGCTAAATTTTGCATTTCAGATGATGCTACCTGTGCTTGAGTCTGACCTAAGTTAGCTAAGTTTCTCATTTGAGCGTCAGTTAATTGACCTGTTTGACCAGCAATATTACTTAATGCTGATGCTTGAGTTCCT